CGCCTCTTCTTCAGTGTTATCTCTCCAGACCTTACGCAAGTACCGGAAGTCAGTCAGCGTCGCCTGAAGAGTTCCAAGGATAGCCGCAACACGTACTTTTCGTTTAAGATCTTTAAGACTATCGGTTGGCCTGACAACAACTTCCGATAGGTTGCAGAACTGATAAGGGCGTAAGATAATTTCTGAGCAGGGATTCGTCCCAAAGTCCCAGTCAGCATCTCTTCGACCGTTTTTTGCAGCCTGCTTTTGGCTGGCGACTCGACTGAACATTCCCCGTTCACCGGAGTAGGACTCGTATAAACTTTTCCACTCATTTAAAAACGCCGCAAAGTCTGGTTTCTCTGTGTAACAAGCACTGTTGTTTGCTAGCCCTCGTTGTGGATTATCGACCCACCACTGTCCTGTTTTGGCTCGTCTGATCCTATCATCGGTAAGGTTAGACAGACTGATGAGTGCGCTTCTACGGACTCCTCCAACGACAATAACCTGCGCAATCTTACAGCAGAGATCGTGACATTCGATGGAACTAAGTTTTCGTCCAGCAGCGTTGCGAAAGACTTCACAGGTGAATCGGAACAAATCTTCAAGAGGTTCTGGGCCAGAAGCCCGGCCTCCGAAAGTTTTGAGCGGGGAACCAGAAGGTCGAACTCTGCTTGTATCCCACTTAGGCACTTGACCCGTATAGAGCATGGCAATAAGTTCCCTGTATGCTTTTGCCCATCCAACTTTGCTGTCCGCAACGTGTACAACACTTTCTGTATCATGGAACTTCTCTGCGACCTCCGGTAGTTTTGTTATGTACTGCCGCTCAACACTAAAGCCTACGCCTGTGCCACACATAAGCACGTACATCATCTCATCGAACGCTTTAGGGTGGTCAATAGGCAGGTAGCTACAGTTAAATCCAGCTACGTTGTCACGGTCTAGGGCTTCACCTGCGGTCATCAGTGCTCGCATCGAAGGCATAACCTCAAGCCCTTCAATGGATTTGCGCAGGGTTTCTGCCTCGTCTTCCGTGAGCAACTCCTTTCCCATCCAGTAAGAGACGTAACGATTGACAGTCTCAGGCCACGTCTCACGGCGGTTCTCTTCTGGGATGTACCGTGCGTAACGTGACTTGTGAATGTAGCTCTCGTACACGCCTAGCTTGTTTGTTTCGTATGTGTTCACCTAACCTCCTAGTGTTTCTTTCATAATAGAATCTTTAGCCATAGACAGCAACATGAACATACCATCTGGGTAATGCTCGTTGCCTAAGACGGACATATCTACGTCATCTACGTATATAACCGCTGCTATACGTACTGTCTGTTCATCCGCTTCTAGCTTGGTAACGTGCTCAAGAATGGCGCTTACAACTTCAGATGCCTTTGGTGGGCCGTAACCTTCTTTGGTCTTGCCAAACGAACCTTCGATTACTTTCATATATGTTGATCTACCCTCCAATGTTCAATAAATGTCGCAATAAAGTGTCATTTGCTCCATATATAACACATTGTCGCAATAAAGTGTCATTTGCTCCATATATAACACATTAAAGTGACTCTCCAATCAACCGCTCAAGATACCAACGTGCCTTTCTCAAGTCCTCCACTGGCTTACCCTTGTACTCGTAACGCCAAAGGTACTTCATTATGTTACCCTTGAGGTAGCCCTTGAAGTCTTGAGGGTGCATAGACGCTTTGATTGCTTCTATGGCTTCAATGGCTCCTAAGTTGTAGTGGTCGGGTTTAGTTACAGGATCTCCTTTGGTGGTCTTGTCGCTGGGGTGAAACAGCTTGCCGTATACTGGGGTACAGCCCTTGCGATTCTTGTCCCACTCCTCTGGCGTAGCGTTGTCAATACTCATCTATCTGATCCTCCAAAAGTTCCTCCCAAAAGCTGTCTAGGTTCATTATCAGTTTGTCCTCAAACCTGTCTAAGAGTTCCTCGGATGTTATCCGCAGAGACTCTAGCAGGTCATCTGGGTCGTACAGCTTCAAGAGACGCTCCTTAGTTTCTTCCAGCGTTAACATACTCAATCAACTCCTCCAGTGTATCTATATTGTACCACATTATTTTGTATTTGTCACACCACTCGTGCATCTTCATCTTGGTACTTTTGCTTACCCTCTGGTTGGGCTTCATCAAGATAAATACAAGCTCCTCCGTCGGCGAGAGCGAGTCAACGATTGCCTTATACTTCTGAGTATCTCCGATTCTAAAGAACCCCTTGGCTTCGATGTAGTACTTGGTTTCTCCGTTGTCGTACACAAAGTCTGGGGTGTAGTTCCTGTGGATTGTATACGGTATCTTGCACGGCTCGTAGCTAAAGCCTCGTGGTTGTAGCTTCTTCGATAGCTCTTCTTCAAACCCGCTCCTGTAGCCATTATAGCGTGATTTCCGGGACTTTCGGCTCATTGATTACCTCGACTAAATAACGTGGCCCTGATGAGTAAGCGAAGGCGCGAACTTGAGGCCAACACTCCTTTTTGTATTGACAGTACGAGCAACCGACGGCGAGTTTCTGGTTGCCGCTCTTTCCATCGTCTGTAGGCTTGTAGCAGACGGTAGGAGGCTCTGGTTGCTCCACTAGCTTTTTTACGTGTTCTATGCGATCCTCTATGTCATAGCTTATCAGGTCGTAGACAGGGGCCTGAGTGTCCTCAGAGTCGTACATGAGGTACGTCAGATGCCCGTTTTGTTTGTCCATTGCCAACCATCCAAACTTGGTCTGTCCTTCAGCAAACGCATAACCCTTAATTTGACCAACGTATCCGAACGGGTCATCGTAAGCCAGAGTTCCATCCTTGAATTTTCTAAACCCATAAGACGAAACAGACTTAACATCAGTGACAACACCGTCAATCTTACAGTCCATAGAACCACTGATACCCCTAACGTTAACCTTTTTCTGTTCATCTGTAACCTCGTGTCCTGCTGCTTTGGTTAGGAACAACAACATTTCTTCGATCAGGTGTCCGTAGAGAAACTTCACGTACGTATGTGGAGGTATCTCTTCGGATGTCTCTGGCTTGTTAACCACGTTCCAAAGATACCTGTCGTCCCGGCCTATGTTAGACATACGTAACGTGCGTCCATCTCGATCCTCTGGTGTAAACTCCTTGCGCATGAGGTTCTTGACGTTTTCACCAAAGGTCTCTATGGCGCTGTCTAAGTCAACGCCTTCGGGCACTTCTTTGGTAGACACAAGTTTGTATATGTCGTCTACTAGGTTGTACACTGATTTACTCATTATGTTTTACCCATCGACACTTTCGCGTCTCTTTGTTGAACAAAAGAAAAACAACGCCTAATGCAATTTGCTCGTTTGTTCTTTTGTCTTGGACTTTTCCGTCTTTGTTTGATGTTTTTACGTCTATCAATATAAACTCTCCATCTTTAAACGCAACCATGTCTACTGGGCCGCAGCTACTCGTGTTTCTAAAAACTTCGTAACCGTTGTCCCACATCCAAGTTACTGCGTAGTATTCTGCTAAGTCTCCTTTCCTAGATTGACTGTCTTTTATAGGTGTAGCCCTAGTTCCGTCTTCGTTGCTTTTGGCTTTGTTCCAACCCATCAGTGTGTCTCCGCCCAAGTTGTCCCGAGTTTGTACTCTCCGTCGAGGGGGCAGTTGAGCTTGTAGTAGATCCCTGCCGCCTTAAGGCACTCGACCGCAAGCCAGCCGAAAGTCTCTGCCTGCTCTGTTGCAACCTCTGTTTGTACTTCGTCATGTATGTTACCTACAAACTTGTAGTTAATGTTCCACTGCTTAGCGTACTCGTCTAGAAGCACCAGTGCTTTCTTCATCACGATTGCGCCAGCAGCCTGTAGTAACGTATTCAGTGCACTGTGCTCCGACCTGATCCAGAGCTTTCTCCCGTCGAGCCCGATAAGATGGCCCCGTTGAGCCGCTCGTCCAACTCTATCTCGTAAGTCTTCAAGAGATGGTGTATTGCGTAGAAAGCGTTGCTTAAGTCGATAGCCGTCTTTTGCAGATCCTCCAACGATGCTTCCAATTTTGGCTTCTCCTGCTCCGTAGAGGAAAGCGTAGATGAAAGTTTTTGCCTGAGGTCTTGTTTCAAGCCCAGCAGCCAGTTGATTTCTGGTGTGAATGTCTTCTGTAAGCAGGACATTGGTGAACTCCTTGTCGTTCATGTAGTGAGCTAGCATACGCAACTCCAAACCTGAAGCATCGAAGCCAACCAGTGTTTTACCTCTAGGCACAATCCAGCAACTACGGCACTCTTCGCCGTACTCTGAGTAAGACGCTGGAACCTGAGCCATGTTTGGGTTCTGGTGGGTCATACGGCCCGTTACAGCACCGTTAGTCGTTACCCTACCGTGTACCCTACCGTCCTCAGAGACATGCTCTAGCCAGCTTTTAACCTGTGCAAAACGCTTTTGTAGCATTAAGTACTCAAGAACCAACGCAGCTTCAGGAATATGATTCTGTTCCGCAAGGGTTGTCTCGTCCACCTGCGCCTTCCCTGTCTCAGTCCTAGCCTTCCAAACGACACCAAGGTTCTCAAGCCTCTCAGCGACTTGCTGACGGGAGCCCGGATTGAAGACCGTAACCTTGTCCTTAAGTCTTTTGCCCGTCTTGTCAGACCACCTTTCTTCGACAATCGGCGGGAATACCTCTTGTAACGTAGATTCAATTTCATTCATTCTCTCCTTAAACGTTGCCAGAAGCGTATGAGCAAGCCTCTGATCCAGTAGCCAACCGTTGCGCTGCTGACCCTGAATAATCCACTGAACATCGTGTTCCAACTTCTGGCACTCGTCCGAAAAACCCTCTAGCTCCTCCAACAGCGCCTCGTGTACAGCCTGAGTTACCACTACGTCTTGGATGCAGTAGTCGATCATCTCAGGGGTTAAACGAGACCAGTCGTTGTGGTCGCCTTTGGGAAACCCTAGTTTGTTGCCCCAGTTACGTAGACTGTGGCCGCCTGCGCGAGAAGGACTAGCCAAACGAGAAAGAACAAGAGTGTCAACAACACTGCTGCTAGGGATTCTTGTGCCCCAAATTCTTTCAATGATCGGTACATCAAAGCCAATCCCATTATGAAAAACCCAAGAGGTATCAGGTAAGCTACTAAAGTATTCATTGAAATGCTCCTTATTGCATATTACAGTATCTACTCCCTCGTAGCGACACACAGCTACCCATATTGTGCTTGGGTTTAGCCCATCAGTTTCAATGTCACAGTAAACGTAGTTACTCATTCTTCTAACTCGTAAGTAGCTCTTATGGCTAAGCCTATCCGATAAGCTATCTGAGGTACTATAGCGTTACCTAAGGCGTGTAGTCTTTTTTCATTATTTCTGTCCATCCTTGTGGATAACCCATCATGGCTTCCACACAAAAAGGGCAAGTCTTTCCTTTGAAAAGCATCGATAAACCCACTTGCTTCCCTAAAGAAACTCTCCGAAGAACGGAAGGGTTGCCTAAATGTCCTCTGTCCTTTGAGTCGCTCGCTAGGGGAGTAGGCAACAATCCAGACTCTATCTCTTCTGTGATATGCTCCAACCGCACTAGCTGGAATAATGAACGATTCTGTGGTGTATCCTTCTTCTTCCAAATCGGATAACACTCTGTCGAGTCCCAGGGTAACGTGACCACTAACATTTTCAAAAACACACCAAGAGGGCCTTTTTTCTGAGACAATACTTCTAATGTAAGGCCAGATGTGTCTTTCATCTTCTTCTCCTTTTCTTTCTCCTGATGTACTAAATGGTTGGCAAGGGTATCCTGCTGTGAGTAAGTCACAGTCTGGAACAAGTCTTTTTGCATCACTAGCTAACTCCTTTACGTCCTCAGATAGGGCAACACCAGGAAAGTTCTTTGCTAAAACTTTACGGCAGAAAGGATCAACATCACAAAATAAAACCGGGTCACTAAGACCTGCCCATTGAAACCCTAAAGCAAACCCGCCTATACCACTACACAAATCAACGTGTTTTAGCATCAAAAGTCCACCTCTTTGTTATCAAAAGAAGGCGCTGGAACCTCTGTCATACGACCAGTGTCTATGTCGTACCTGAGCCAACAGGCTGGCCCGGTCTGACCTGTGTATCGGTTCTTGAGTACACGTACAGTCGTGGTGTTGCGTATGTCAACGTCCTCGTGCTGCTGATGTCGCTCCATACCGATAACAATGTCAGACAGCTGTGCGATGCTCTGTGAGCCTCGTAAGTCCTGTAGGCTGATCTTACCTCCGTCCTCGTGAGCAGTTCCCGTTGTACGCTTTAGGTGCGACACTAGGAACAGACTTATTCCTGTCTCTGCCACCAACGTGCGTAGCTTGGTCATTATCTCATCAATCGCCTTCCGTTCATCGCCGTTCTCTTGAGACGATACGACGATTGACAGGTGGTCGAGGATGATGTATCGGCAGTCGAGAGCCTTAGCCATGTACCGGACTCTCGAAAGCAAGTTGTCTGCCGAAGTTGAGCCCCAGTGGTCGAATAGGTAGTAACGACCAGTTCCCAGTGTTGCTTCCCAGAACGGCCTAAGCTCATCAACAGGTGCATCTTCTTCCAAGTGAAGGGGCCTGTTTGCCGCCACCGACATGATTCCCAGAGTTGTCCTCGGGACATCTTCTTCGAGTGCAAGTACACCAATGTTGGCCGTTGTACGTTGGAGCAGATCGTACTCAAGCTCGCGGATGAACTGAGATTTACCCATTCCAGAGCCACTGGTGACAGTAACGAGTTCGTACGGTCTATGTCCTTTTGTAATGTCATTTAACCCCTCCCAAGGATAAGGTACGCTCTTTACCTTACGCTTGTTAACCAACGCCTCCCAAGTGTCTTGACCAGCTATGATACCGTCCGGTCGGTAAACCTTAGAGTCCCACCAGCACTGAATAAACTCCTTGACCCGGTTAGACACTAGCATCTCACTAGCGTCCTTCTGGGGCAGCTTGACTATCTTCAGCTTGTTGGGGCTGAACAAGTCCTTAACTTGCTCTACGGCCAACTGTCCAGCCTTGTCGTTGTCGAAACAAAGCACTACCTGTTCGTAGCCTTCTAGCCACTCTAGTTGCTCCTTGATCTCCTTCACAGCAGCACTAGCGCCAGCCTTTAGACTCACTACGTCAAACTTCTGACCGAACATCTCGTAGACACTCATGGCGTCTATCTCACCTTCGGTAATCGTTAGGTACTTACCTGTACCTCTGCAAGCCTGTTGTCCAAACAAGCCCGTGTTACGTACTTCGCCAGTCGCCCTGAAGCCCTTGGTGGCTACTTGGCGAACCTTTGATCCTGTTAGTTCTCCTGTCTCTGTATTGTAGTACGGGTAGTGGTGCTTTTCTATCTTGCCAGAGCTATCGTAGGTGACTGTCACTTGATACTTTTGGCAAGTCTCCCGTGATATTTTTCTGTCTGTAATAGCCGCTACTATACCGTCCATAGCCACATTTGCTGTTGCTATGTTCTTTGAAATGTTGGTATGTTCGCTCATTTGACCCGTAGTTCCGTTAACGTGATAAGTGCATCCTGCGCCGAAACAATGCTCGCCACCGTCACTATAGATTGCGAGAGCGTCCGTGCTCCCGCAACTAGGGCAAGGCCCGTGGTGACTGAAGCGCGAGTCTTCAGAAGTCACCTGTACCCTCTGGCATATCGGCTTCCTCCAAGACCTTCACGGCCTCCAAGTAGGTCGATGTACCGTGTACAGGGTGAGGATTACCTAGCTTGTACTTCACACGTACACGGGAGTTGTAAGGGATCTCTCCTGCGTACTTGTTGCCGTCGGCGTCTACTACAGCCACGTCAAACTTCGACTTGAACTTGCGCTGTTTGTTGCCTTGGTAGTCCTTGATTTTCACACCAGCGGCACTCAAGGTATTAGCGTCATCCTCGTCAATCGTAAGTGTGATTGAGTAGGCTCCGGTATCTTGGCCGTTGAATACGTCGTGGGCGGTGACGTGTGAAAAGTTAATGATGCCCTCTACTACTTGACTAGCCATAGTCGTATCTTCCTCTGTTAGCTGCTTTGGTTGTTTGCCCCCGAGTTTTCAGGGAACACTAATAGTATCTCACAAATGAGCGTTCTGGTCAACGTAAATAATACCAACTAGAAACCCTGTGCTGCGGTTTTACGGTTGCGTGGGCCGAGGGACAGGCCAG